GTTGTTGCTGTCTCAGCGTCAGCAGCAAGTTTAAGATTAACAAGTGTTTTACTTAATACTGTTTGCTCTGCTTTTGTATCTAATAATGTGGATGAAGTAGCAGTGGGTTCAGAAGTAGTTGTTACAGTACCACCATCAGGTAAGAAGTATGACCTTCTAGTAGCAGAAGTAATTGCCCAGTTAATCTGGAATATTGCTTCTTCAGTATTATCAGTCAATACAAAATTATCCTCGTCAATGAGGATAGTCTTATTCCTTAGTGTCTGTTGTGTATCATCACCAACTAAAACTGTGCCATTACCAGAAGTAATAGCAGGTAGTGTCATAATTCTGGTATTAGTACCAGTACCAACGTTACTTACCTCAAATCGTGCTTTTGGACCTTGAGCATCCTCTAGGATAAAAGATCCATCTGCCATAACAAATTGACCAGTTACTTTAACTGCTCCTGTGCCTTTAGGTGCGAAAACTATATCAGCATTATCCGCAGTATCATCAAGTGCCGTAATATACAATGAAGAATATTCCGACGCATTTAATATACGAGACATATAAAAACCACCATCACCAAAGGTCATCCCTAATTGGTCATAGGCAGTCTGATAGAATCCAGTATCTCTGTCCAAATCAAAGGATATACCAGGAGCATCTTTAGTACCCTGAGCAACACCTTTAAAGAGTTGATTTACTTTTGCTTTTCGGTTAGGAATCAATGGGTCAGAAACAACAACTGGAAGAATTGCTTCTCCAGACAGGTTAGCATCTGAGATTGTTTCTAACTGAGATATCTTTTTAGTTCCCACGAATCAAATACACTATTGGCTACAGGTCTATTTATACGGATAATCAATCGGTCCGTAACCGAGTAGGTGCTCATATAATCCCATTGCTTTCTGAGACTGACCTTCATGATACTCTACGAGTTCTCTAGCACAAGCAAGAATCTCTTCATATGCTTTTTTATCGTCATAAGTATCATCATCAATATACTCCCTGAGACATTCAGTTATACGTTCTCTAGGGAGTTTCGCATAATCATAATTAACTTCCATCGTAGACTCCTCCATCAGGATCCTTGTCATAGTCATCCTTAACAGGATTTTCTATTTGTTTGGTAGTCATCCCGTGGTCAACGGTGTAAACACTGGGGTCAGCATCAGGTTCATTCAGCAATGCTGGATTATCATTTGGCATCTCGTATATCCTGGTGTAAACGTTCAGTTGCACGTAGTTTTTCTAGTGCTGCAACAACTTCAGGAGTTTCGTCCCACTCCCAAATTTGATTATGTTGAGGGTTCTTCTTTTCGATTGTGTGACTTTTTTTCATTCTTCTTCTGCTGTTTAATTCTTTTCTTCACCATCTTAGCATAATATAAGTCAGATTGGCTATACATTTCTGGATGTTTTTTAGCTATCTTAATAATCCGTTTGGCGGCCTGTTTGTCGGTTAGGTCCATGTTCTAAAAATTGTATTCTCGGTTGATCGTGTATCTTTATGATTATGGTATCCATGATTCGATTAAAAGATTTGGACATCTGACGATACCCACTACCAACATAAAGTTGACCTGCACAAACTGCAACAGTTGCTGTGCCCCAGAACCAATAATACCATTGTGTTTTCACTTGGTGGTTACGTTTTCCCATAATAAAACTCCATTTTTTACATATTATAACATACGTGTAAAGGTATTTATACCCCTTTACAGGAGGTTAAGTTTTTACCCTATATCCTGGACTTCTGACCTAAATAATGGTAGACTTAAGGAGGTCACAGATGTAACCAAACCTTCTATATTATGAAGTTTAAAGTTAAAGGTATGGAGCAAAACGATGCATAATGCAATTTCAAAGAACCAATTAGCAGACTGGAATCACACGGATCATGCCACAAGGCAAGATCAACTATTAGACGATTACTACGAATGCCTAGTTGAATGTATAGACGAGCAAAACTACTGTAAGCGAGTCTGCAAAGAAATTCTTATGTATCCAACGTAAAGTCAAAAGAAGTCACGTTAAAACCCCTCGCAAGAGGGGTTTTTTAATGGTTAACTGTCCTATCCCATATTCCTTTAGCGTGCTTATTATGCTCGCATAGTTTCTGTGCCCATACTCTCTCGTCTAACGTTACTTCTCTATTGAGACGAGTTTTACAAGCAATTATTTGAAGTCTTAATCTATAATCCTTACTTAACATGACGAGTCTTATTTGAGATAATAATGCAGTCATTCTCATAGTCTGCTTTAAAATCTAAAAGATCCTCATGATTCCAACATAGTTCGCCATACAATGCGTTAAGCGTTGCCATGTCTTCATATAAATCCGTGGGTTTTTCTTGCATCACTTCTGCTTAACCTCATATTCGATTGTTATCTTTTTAGAGGATCTACCCGTTGAATTTAAGGTGGTAGTCCTTGTGGCAGTGCCTCCAAGTAAAGCAGCAATTTGCAATATCTCAGAAATCAATTCACCTTCATCCATGTTTTCTGTTGTCATATCCTTGGTATGTATTTAGCTCCTTGCTTAACTAATGGCAGAACGTCAGATTCAACCTTCTCTACGATGTCATCAATAACATTAACATCCAAATCCATAAATGGAGGGATAATACCTAATATCCGTAACAATCCGTCAACAAATAATGCCAGGCATATGAAACCAAGAATCATGGAAATAATTGTAGCATCTCTATTATGCTTACGCATTGATGCTTCATCAATTGCCCGTGCTTCTTCAAGTGCATCTGCTATAAGTTGGTCAACTTGTTCCTTGGTGTAGGTAAGTTGAGGGACGATCTCACGGATCTTATCTTCAGACATTGTAATCACAAGTTACAGCAATAATGCTCCAATAACGAAACCTTTACCAAAGGATAATACGAGCATTTGGTAGTCTGTTAGATTGAATTTATCTTGGATTTTCTTCGCTAAATTGCGATCCCAAGTAACAACCTTATCGAAATACTTTTTAATCATAGCATACCTGTCAAGTTTTAGGGTGGTTAAAGTTTTCTGATCCGCCTCCAGCCCAAGGGGAATGCTTCTCAGTAGCTAATCTATACATTTTTTCATGCATAGTTATATTGTCTGCAATCTCTTCTTCTGGTCTTGGATTTTCGTTTGGGTCTGTCGCTATTGGCATTGTATCATGTGGATGGGGTACGTCGTCAAACCAGGCATCTAGCGGTAACCTGTGTAACGGTTTATTCATTTTTTGTTAGATTTCCATTTTCCTGTTCTTTTATCTAGTGTTCTCACTTCTCCTTTACGCAATGGTTTTTGTGCTTTCGTAACACGAATGTCTCCTCTTGCCTTCATTCTCTCTTTAGCAGCAAGAGCATCTTTAGTAAAATCTTTCCACCTCTTTCCATGCGTTAACTGAAGTTTTCGGTCAGCAACCGCCTTCACGTTCTCAGCACGTTTCTGCTCATCAGATTTTTCATTGATATTTTGCATTGAATTCCTTAAATGAGGATTGACAATCAGGTGGGTCTGGATACTTATATCCTTTGATCTTCATCCATTTGTTATGCATTGCACCTAGTATCCAAGATTGAGATAGACTCTTAGGTCCATTCTCTAACAACTCAAGTTGTTTCTTGTTACTTGTGTATGCTTTGTATTCTTCTCTCCAGTTAGAATCATCAAAGTCTACCATTCAAATTTCCTCCTTTTCTTCCAGTCTTGATACATCTCACCAAACTTCATACCTTCATGTGATTTGATTTCACCTGTTAGTATTCTTTTTTGGTCTTCAGTGAGTTTCACCATTGTAGCATATTCTTTAGGAAATTGTCCAATTTCCTTTGAAATCTCTTCAGGGGTCATTTGTAATGATATGAGGGTTTGTTGGTCTTACCAAGTTTACCACTACGTACCTTAGTACCAGAGGTTTCACCATCCCCTTTAGGATGCTTACCTGGTGCAGACTTACCAATGTTTGCTGACTTTCCTGGTTTTTTAGACTCAGTGTCATGCAATCTTGCTGGTTTGTCCTTGTCTTTGGTAATAACGGATTCTTGCCCGTGTTTGCGTCCTAAACGACGCATTGTTTTACCGAACCGACGTTTAGACATTTTATCAGGTTTTGATGTCTGATAGGAAACCTCTCGGCCAGTTTGTCCACTGCCATACTTGTATTCCCCTACACCTTTTTTATACCCGATACCCTTCTTTTTGAGATCTTTTTCAAGACCCTTTCTCTTCTTACGATTTCCAGACTCACTATCTCCACGGTCAGCAGAAATATTCCCAGTTACCTGAGTTTTTGATTTCTTAAGCATCCTAGCAGTAGGATTGCCTTCCATGAATTGCTTATAAGTCTTCATCTTCGTAATACTTTTATCATTGGTATTTATATTATCCACCTGCTAATGCGTCATAATCTTCGTCTGTATAACTATCTAACTCCAGTAGTACTTCCTTATGATACTCTGCAGATCTTTTGATTGCATCGTAACATCTTTCTAGTTCTTCCTTCTTTTCTTCTGGTGTCATTTACCATTTACCGATAGGACAGTGCATTGAAGGTATTCTGACTTTAATTGGCATAATACAACCACATTGACTGCAAATGCTTAATCTTTGCAAATGCTCACACTTTTGGCATATACCCATCCTAGTATTTGCTTGTCTAGGAGCAGGTCTATTACTCAGAAAGTCCTTAATTTCATCCATTTAATCTTTTAACCATCATCTTAGTCATCTTCTTGATTTGGCGCAAACGTGCAGACGCAGCCTTAGACTTGGTATTGCGTCCCATCTTTCTAGGTGACTCATGCTTCTTCAGCAGCATCGGTCTTAGCCTCATCGAGTGTACTATTTATGAATTCCTTACGAAACTCTTGTACCTGACTAATAACTTCATCATCGACAGGTGGTCCTGATTGCATTACAGGACATAAAAGTGCTGTTGCACCATCAGGACGTTTGATCCTCCATACAGTGCGGTTTCTTTCACACATCGTGAGAAGGAAGGACAAATTACTACATGCTTCCTGCTCTGATACATCTTGAATCTCGTTCATAATACTGCAAATTGATAGGTACGAATTTCTGCCTCTGTGACTTCCTCTATGGCAGCAATAGTTTCAGCAAATCCTTCAGCACCTTCTTCGTCCCATTTCCATTCCACCTTTTTGAGTTCTCCCTCATTTGATGCAATGGTAATGCTACGCTCTGATAGGTTGATTACTATCGAAGTAACTTCGGAATCCACAATCATGGGTATATATCGGATAACTGGATTATAACACAGGTGTCAAGTCAATTCAAGTATATAGTCTTTGCAACGAGTTTCATGGTTTTCTTTGCTGTAAGGGTCATTGGACCATCTGTAGCATTCATAGTAGCAGAAACCTTAGCATCCATTGCATATGCTCCTTCTTCTACATCGATTGTATATCCACCCTTCTCAACAGTATGAGTAGCACCACCAGCAGCACAAGTCATCATATATGGACCTGGTGTAGTAATAGAGAATGGAGGAATCTTAGAAGTTTGTGATTCAATCTGTTTAAAGTTAATTGGACCACCTACATTAGAGAAACGTCCACCAGCAGGTGCTTTAGGATCTAAGTAATTTAAGTTTTCTGTTAATGAGCAAGCATTAAAGTT